CCTCAATAGGCGTCGTGCCAGCTCCGATAGACTTCATCGGCTGGGGGTATAGATACACCGCCTTGTTAACCACGCTCTCCGCGGCGTAAGCTGCCTTGGCTTCCTGCCAAGTGTCGAACTGCTTTACGGTTCCGCTGCCATTCTCATCGAGAATAAACACAGCATAGTGCTTGGGCTTCGTAGGCATTAGACAACAATCTCAATCGGGGCTGGGTTGTCCAATGTAGTCTTACGCTTCATCGGCATCGCATAAAAGTATGCCGTGTAGCCCTCTGCGAGCGCCTCCCTGTAGTCAATCTTGGCTTGAGTGGAGTTCGCGTATTGCGTGATGGTTAATTTATCACCATCATCTACAATCACGGCAGAATATTTGGGCGCGCGGACCATACTTTGTTGTCCTATGTCAACAAGGCACAAAAAAGCCCCCGATTAAGGGGGCTGTTGTAGCGGCTTTCGCCGCATCGCTTACGAGGCGATAATCTTCGTAAGGTTGGCAGGATTACCGACGCTCACACCGTAGAGGATGGACATCGAAATCTTCTGCTCACCAGTCGTGCCTTCATACCACTCACGAACCTGAATCGACAGACCGGACTCGGCGTCAGTCGCTGTGGCGACGTTACCATACCAGTTGGTCGGGGTAGCAGGCAGACGAGCCGCGATGAGGATAGCTTCAGGCGAGACAGCGATACCCTTAAGGTTCGTGACGGTCGCAGGGAGAGCGGAATACTGGTTAATCTCGAAGCCGTGGATACGGGGCAGGAGATTTTCAGTCAGAGGAGCATTGGTGCCAGAAGCATACTGCGCCTGAATCGCGTTATCCTTGGCGAGGCTCGTGTAGAGCGCGGGCTTGAGGATAAGGGAGCGGTTAGCCATCGGGACGTTCAGGTCCGTAAGGGTCTGGGAGATGTCAGCGACAGCATCAGCATCGAAGGCGGCGACAGAGGTCACGTAGTCCGAGGTGAAGTTGGTGTTGTCGACGAGGGCGAAGATGTCATCCATGACAGCCTTCACGACGGCATGGGCAGCCGGACGGATGAAGGTGCGGCGGAGGACGTCATAGCCACCCTTGGCGACTTCGCCATCGAGGAAGCCCATGACGAAGCCCTTATGCTTGTCGAGGGTGACAACCTTCTGGGTCGATGTGACCGAGGAGGTCGCATAGCCAGCGTTGGCGATGTTGGTAGCCGACACGCCAGAGGCGATACGGGTTGTGACAGACTCACCACGGTTCAGGATATCACCACCGAAGTCGGTAGTGAAACGATTCACGAGGGGAAACTGGGCGAGGAGAGTCGTGAGACTGTCCTGTGCGATGACTTGGAGGTTAATACCACCGAGGGCGTTACTCATAGTTTATATATTGGGGGGTTGAAAAGGTTTGCTTACGAGAGTTGAAATATGTCAACCTTACGTGTCCTGCTTGACGTCGAACAGAGCGTTCATCTTGCCAAGTGTAAGCGGAGACTTCGTAAGAAATTGGTCTGGGATATTGCTTCCAGCGGGAATCTTGAAGGTCTGACCGACTCCGGCTGCGAGCTCGCCCATAGTTAGGCCTGACGGTCCTCTGACACCATTGTTGTTCAGGATGGCCATACGCTGCGACTCGGTGATTTCAGCCTTACCGCGCACAGGGCGGAACACGCCATCAACGCCACCTGTCTTGACCGTGCCGATGCCATTCTCGACAATCTGGACGGTGACGGTGCGTTCTGTTTTCACTTCCTTGCCCTTGGCGTCATAGACCTTTAGGCTTCCCTTTGACAGGTCCATCAGGTTGCCATTGGAGGCGAGGAGGAAGGGGTTGGCGAGTTTTGAGGCAAGGACGGTAGAGCCTGCGGCACTCGTCGGAATGCTGACTTCAGCCTCTGCTAACTTGAGCTTGGCATTCAGTTCGTTGGCGAACTCAAGACCACCGCTCTTAACGGCGGCCGCTAGGATTGCTCTTTCACGGAATTCTTTAGTCTCTTCCGCTGTTGGTTTTGCTCCGCGTGCCATCGTGTGTCGTGTGTCGGACTATTACGAGCGGCGCTTCATGTTAGCCATAGCCGCACGTTCGATGGGGCCACGGTTAGCATTGAAGAACTTGTTCTGCTCGCGCTTGTCCTTGATGGCCTCGAACTCATTGAGGACGTCGGCATCAGTCTTCGGCTTGACATCAGACTCCGGGGAGGAGGCGACAGGGTCGACGCCGTGGGAGGAGATGAGCTTGGCTGCCTTCATCTCGACGCTCTTATCAGAGGCTTCGATTTCAGCGAGCTTGGCAGCGAGGGATTCAAACTTCTTGGTCATCGCTTCGACGGCGGCATGAGCCTCGGTCTTGGCTTGCGACTCTAGGGCCACGAAGTCACGCATCTTGGCGAACTTGGTGACGATGGCTTCGAGCGGGTCTTCTGGGAGGGAGTCTTCAGCTTTCTTGCCCTTGGCGTCCTTCTTGTTGATGAAGGAACCAGCGCCGTCTTCTTCGACTTCTTCCTTGGTGCGGGTGACTTCCTGCTTGTTCACGCCACCGATGGAGTTCTCGGCCTTCTTGCCCTTCTTACCTTCAGGCTCGGAGAGAGTCTTCTCATGGGTGTGACCTGCTTCGCCTTCTTCTTCCTGCTTGTCGACGGACTCCATGATTTCTTCGACATCAGTCTCGCAGTTCTTGGTAGTGGCCTTCTTGGCGCTCTTCGAGATTGTAGGAGAGGTGGTGTTGTCGTCATTGACGGTGTTCTTGTTCTGGTCGAGACCAGTCTGGGGAATCACCTTACCGAAATCCTTGGAGTCTTCCTTGGTCGGGTTAGAGAGGGAGGAGTCAGCCTTCTTGGACTTGGCAGACATGCGGTGCTGACGAATCATATCGATTTCGTCTTCGTCGAGGTCGCCGTAGTCGCCTTCTTCATAAGAAGCCTTGGCGGCCTTGGCTTTGCCCTTCTTGCCCGTCATCGGCTTGCACTCGGAGGCTTCTTCTTCGGTGTCTTCGCCTTCTTCGCGTTCCTTAATCTTTTCCTTGATAAAGTCAGGCATCTCGGCCTTCTTGGACTTCTTGGCTTCGTTCTTCTGGCCCGGAGATGGGTGATGAGGGTTGGCTTCAGCTTCGGATTCTTCTTCTTCGCGCTCTTCAATCTTGTCCTTGATGAACTGGGGCATCTCGGCCTTGGACTTCTTACCCTTCATGGGGCCACAATCCTTGGCGTCACGACCGGATTCGTTGATAAGCTCGGCATCCGACTTGTCCTCATCGGACTTCTCGGATTCTTCCTGCTTCACATACTCATTGAGGTCGGCCTTGCCCTTGCCAGCCTTCTTGGCTTCGACAACGTAGTAGCGGGAGAGAGCCATCGCTTCTTCAACCTTGGCAGACATGGCCTTCATAGCAGAGACTTGGGCATCGCGTTCAGCGACTAGGCTGGCGAGCTGCTTGATGATGGCTTCATCAACCGGAGCGGCTTCCGCGCGGGGGGCGAGGGAGGCTTCGATTTCAGCGAGGCGCTTCGAGAGAGTTTCCTTCTCGGAGGCGAGGGATGTGACCTGCTCGGAGAGAGCGAGGGTCTGCTTGGAGGCTTCAATAGCTTCCTTGAGTTGGGCTTCGACGGACTTGGGTTGGCTCATGGTCAGTTGGATATGATAATGTATGATTGTCAACCAACGTAAGGCTGGGAGCCGTAAGCGTTGGGATTGTAAAGGGAGGGGAGAGTGGTGCGAGCGGCGATGCGGCGGGTGTCCTTCATCGAGTCGATTAGGTCATCCAGCGAATCCACAACTCCGGTCGCAAGACCGCGTGAAGCGGCGGCGTCGCCATAGAAAGACTGACCCTGAAGGTCTTCAATCTTGGCAAAGGAGCGGACAGTCTGAACATCCCGGATGAAGCGGCGATGCAGCTCGTCGACTTCGCCCTGAAGGGCTTCCTTCTGGACCTTGGAGAGCTTGGTGCCCTCGACGCCTGCGGCTTTATGCTCGCCGGACTTCAGGACGATGACTTCCTTGCCTTCCTTGGCATACTTCTCCGACTCATCGGTCAGGGTGATGTAAACGCCACAAGCGCCGATGCTTGAGGAGGGGGTAACCACCAGCCGCTTGCACTGCGAGCCAATCCAGAATGCAGCTGAACCGCAGTCCGAATCAGAGAAGCCGACTGTAGGCTTGGGGTAATTGCGAATCTTCTTCGCTAGCTCTTCCAGACCTGTGGTGCTTCCACCGCCAGAGTCGATTTGAAAAAGGACCTCGAAAATATCGTCGCGCTCGTCCCACGCGTCAAGCGTCTGGGAGATTACATCAACATCAGCACATCCAAGCATAGCTTCAAGACGTGTGAGTCCCTTCCCGATAACACCACGAACCGGAATGATACCGACGCCATCAACGACGTAGGGATTGCAGTTTTTAGCGACGGAAAGTTCCGCGGCCATCGTATCTGGTTCACCTGACTCGCCATCCGCGCGGAGCGGACCAACCTTTGCGAGCTTGTTCTGATAGCCATCCGCAGCGGTGAACTGCGAAAGCATGTAAGCCAAGTCAGGGTTTGAGAGGATGAGATTAGCGTGAGCCAAGAAGGCGTTGGCCTTAATCGGGTCGATTAGCAAGGGTTTTCCCGCAGCCAAGGCATAAGTGAGGTCGCTTCTAATCATCGATTCATATAAGGCGGACGCTCGCGTGAGCGAGAGAGGCCTTGATTTTGCTTTGGCAGTATGTCAACGCCCGTATCTGATTCCGTGACTGGAGCAATCGGACTTACGATGTTCGGTGGGCGGAGTTCTGGCTCGCTGTTGGTGAGCGCATCCTTGACCTCTTCGACAGGTGTCGGCTGGGTCGGAGTAACAGGAACAATCTGCGGCGTTCCATCTTCACCCGGCATTACGATGCCGATAGCACCCTCTGGGATGGTATTAGCGGGTGGTTGACCATCTGCTCCGCCCGGAGCGCCACCCTTGCCACCCCAAGAGCCACCTTGCCCGCCTGCGGGGGACTTGCGCCAGAGCTTATCTTCCGAAATGCCTGTCTCTTCGGACACCTTCTTGATGTAGGCAAAGTCTCTAGCCGTCTTGCGGATAGTCTTCTCAAAGGAGTAACCACGTGCCTGCATGTCGTCGCTCGGAGGCTGGCGACCCATATCAAGGTCGGCTCGCTCATTGGCAGAGTCGCGTCCAGCATCTACCGTGACGCTCTTGGGGCAGACCCATTCGGTCTTCCACCAGTTCTTTGCAGTAGGGATTTCTCCGCGCTGAATCTTAACACCCAGCCAATACTTGAAGTATTCCTTAAGGAATCTATTGATGATGATGCTCTGTCTGACGCCGATATAGCGCCCGACTTTCGCAACCACGAGTCTTACCGAAGCACCGCCAGCACGAGTCGGGTCAGCGATAAATTCATAGGGCATGCCGCCCATAACTGCATCGCGGCGAAGGTGGTCGATAAAGCCGTTGAAGGCCGTAGACGGACGAGCAGAAGCGTATGATACAAGCGATTCATTGGTTTGAAGGACTGCGGTGACACCACCAAGGACGCGATTGAGCGTGTCTGGGTCTGTCGGATTTGTGGTCGAGTTGCCCTCACCGAGGGGCTGACCAAGACCAAGGTCGCCGGAGTCCATCTTGGTATCCTCGACCTTCAGGATTCGGCTAGTGCGGGAGTTGTCCTTGACTGCGACCTTCTCCATCGCCAACAGGTCCATCTCGTCACGCATGTTGTTAATCGCATGCTGGTGCGGAGGGAATGAGCGGGCTTGGGATGCGTATTCTGGGTTGAATACGTGAATCATCGAGGCGGCTGGAATCTTGGCGTGAACGCCATTGGTCTGCCGGACGTAGTAGAACAGGGGTTGTCCGAGGTTGCTGAACTTGATGCCATCCGTGACGGAGGTGTCGTTCAGGAAGTCATTGGGCGTCTCAACTCTGTGGGTTTCGATGAGCTGGAACTTCGGTGAACCACCCCTCTTGGACTTGATGATGAAAATCTCCCCGTCTCTGTCTAGGGCTTCACAAATAATGTAGAGGGATTCGAGCATCGAGAAGCGACCAGATACCTCTGGCCCCTCGCACTCATGCTCCCACTCTGCCTCGACGAGGTTCTGCCACTCATAGTCGCCACCTGTGCACTGACAGCCGATACCATCACCGACTGTGTAGATGGCGGTGTCCTTGATGACCTGCTTGTAGAGACCGTTGTTCTTTTCCAGCCAGCGGGAAAGGCGAACCATCTCCCGGCGGGAGGTTTCTGGCATCTCGCGCTTGAAGTCATCAGGCTGCGGAGCGTCGATACGCGTCCTGTGAACCGAATATCGGGTGGACTCGAATGCCCCCTGATAAGCCTTC